AATAGTTACCCAAGCATTCGCAATAGCTACAATCGCTCCAAATACCGTAGAAAGTGTGTTATTTAATTTTCGCATACAAGTTAAACTCCCTTAATCTTCTTCTCATTAATCCTTTACTTACCACTCCACCTGCTTTAATCCACATCAAGAAGCCTATTCTTATTTTTTCAATCGTTTGACCACCATTAATAAACTTAACCAAAGATGACTTTGCAAATGCTCCACAACCAATATTATAACATAAGCAGAATAAAGCATCAAATTCGTTTTGTTTAAGCGGTCTAATAACATATCTCTTAATACAAGCAGCGTAAGTATCGGAAGTGTCAAGGAATAGCTTATAGGCTTCCTCTTTCGTTATTTTGTCGCCTTTCTTTATAGGTTGTCCGTTATCGTATTTAGTCGAACCTATTCCGATAGTCCAAACCAAAGCTGAACACTGATAAGCATCTAACTTTAAGCCTTCAAACTCCACTAATAATTTTAATCCTTCTTCGCTTATTTGTGCCATAAAAAGTCTTTAATAAAAGTTATACCTGTTATCGTTAATATAAAAGCACCAATTCTTATTGCCCAATTTATGCCAGTATTATAATCCCTAACTTCTTGAACTTTAGTTTCCGTTTCTTCTAAAGCACCTTCTATGGTTTCCAATCTTTGTAGGATTCCATTTCTATTTAGCTTTGAACCTGTGATAGCCTGGCTAATCATTTCTACATTAATAGACAAAGTCTTTAATTGGTCGTTTATTTCTTTTAACTCATTCATTATTCTCCGCCTCCATCTTGCGAATTACTTGTTGTACTTCCTGGAGTTCCCTGACCTGCATTCATATCATCATCAGTAGTAGACCAAGTTCTAAACCCTGTTTCTAATTTATCAGTTTGGCTTTGGTGTGTGGTTATGTTTGTTTTGTTTGATACATAATCAAAAGATGCCTCGTGCATAAAGTGTAAGCCTTGCGCTAAAGCAATATTAAAGACTTGCCCAAAGTTTATATTCTTACCATAAACATTACCTGTAAATTTCTGCCAGGTAGCTTGATAAAAAGATAAAACTGAACGGGTAATACATTCTTGTAATGGTCTTTCAAAATTATCTTCGGTAATAACTTCCCAATTTCTAAACCAAGTAGTTGAACTTTGTATAAGGTTAAATTCAGGCTCTGTAAATCCTATAAAATCCTCAATAACTTGCGATTCGTAAATATCCCTAATACCACCGTGATACTGACCTTTTTCTATTTTATAAGTATTTGAAAATGGCTTAACCATTGTTGTACTATTAGGTACATTGGTAGCATTATAAATAAATCCTTTTGTATTTTGATAGTTTTGTGGTATAATACTTATTTTAATATCATCTACATAAGTTGTATGTACTACATCTATATTTGTACTTAACTGGGTTCTTAAAATAAAAGTACCATAGTTATTCATTACATAACCAGTATCTAAAGAATTTCTATCAAATGTAGATAAGACTTTAAATTTTGCCCAATTATCTTCATCAGTCATATTAACATTAATGTAATATGTACCATCCCATTCTGAACTTGAAGTCCAATTATCAAAAATACCATCTCCACTTAAATATCTGCCATTTGAACCACTCGGAGTACCATCAAGGGATTTTGCAAAAGCAAGTGAAATTTTATCTTCAGGATTGTGTGAGCCATCAAAAAATAAAGAACATTCTATTTTTATAGCAAAATAATTAATAAAAGTATTAGCATTAGAAATTCTAAACACATTATATAAACCTTTGCCTGTTTCTGGTGCAGGATTATTTGTTTCGTTTTCTGTTACTGCTAAAATCCTATTATCAAAAGGTCTATTTTCTCCTGTTGCATTAAAAAACCCATAACCACCAAATGAAACCCAGTTAGTTGGGTCTACACTTGTATCTGCATAATCTTTAAAGAATCCGTAGTTATTAATTAAGTTTCTTTCGTAGTAAGGATATTTGAATTGAACATTAGTTAATCTTTTATTTAAACTTACTAATTGATTTACATCCGACCAAATAACATTACCTTCATTTCCAATACTTGAATAAAAATCAAAAGGATAAGTATTTATATAAGTACCATCAATATCATAATAGATACCGTTTTGAAACTTTTGCTTAACTGATACATTATCTATTAAAAGATAGCCTGTTGAATCATCGTTATTATTAAAGAAATTAATACTAAATGTACCAGCACTTGAAGTATAAGGAAATTCGTAATAAACCCATTCATCAGTAGTTCCTTGACTAAATACTTCAGCAGCATCTATTTCAATTTTTACAACCGCTTTTGGGACTACACCAGCATCAAAATTCTTTGCCCAAAAAGAAACGATATATTCTCCCGCTCCAAAACTTAATTCTTGATTTATATTAGCGGTATTATTTCCAAATATTTTAGGACACTGGCTTCCGTTTAAACCTCCTGTTGCGCTATTAACTACATCTCCTACTATATCCCAATATTGATAAAGTGGTGGTAAAGTACCATTTATACTAAATGTACCATCAGTAACTAAATCATTTACTGCTACATCATTAACACTAATAATATACCAAGTAGCATCTTTATTTGATAGATATAACATACAACCTAAAGATTCCATTAATGATGTTAAAAGAAAATAGCAATCTTTTGGCTCAAAAGTAGACCAATTAACTGCTGAATATTCTGATAATTTTAAATTAGCCGTATTAACAAGAGTTCCATTTAAAATAAATTGACTAAAAAAAGCAACATCTAATTCACTACCAGTTTTCTTTAATAACCTACAAACAAAAGTGCTAATATCTATACCAGCATCAACATTTATATCATCATATAAAGCGTAATAGTCTTCTCTTGTGTATTTAATATCCTTTAAAACCGCAAGGTTATCAGTAGCAGTTAGCTGAAGAAAATATTGTTCTTGCCATTCATATTGAATTACATCAGGCAATAGAAAACCTTGCCACTTTAAATCTTCAGTAACTCCATTTGTTTCGTATAAACTTAACTTCCAAGTATATTCATCACTATCAAAAAAGAAATCAGAAGGCTGAACGGTAGAATTGTAAGGAATAAAACATTTAATATCAGCATAAGAAGAACGAATAGGAGCAAAGATATTATCTTTATTTGCTTTGTATTTTAATACAAAAGGCGAATCTTGTGCAGCTATTAAATCTATTACATCAGGAGTCCTTACAGTAGCTTCTTGTTTCTCAAACTTTACTTGATAATACAAATCAGTACCTACTTGGTCTAATCCTTTAAATTGTAAATTATAAAGATGATTATAAAACATTATATTACCCTCGTATTTTTAATTGCAGTGTTATCTAATAGTAATCTCATTTTATCTCCCATTATATCAATTTGATAATTACCTTGACCTGTTGAATTAGATGGCATAGCTACTCTACCTTCAGTATTTACTCCTAAAACACTACCAAACAAAGTACCAAAGTTAGTTACACCTTTCATTCCAAACATTTTAGCACCTGCTCCAATACCACCACCAAAAGCTGATAATACTGCTGCAAGTAAAACTGCAATAACAAGCGCTGCAATTAATTTAGCTATTAATGCTTTCATCATTTGTAAAAATGCTTCTTTAAAGTTTTGTGTAAAGTTTTGACCTGTAAATAATGCTTGTTCAAAAGCGTATTGAGTTCCTGCTACAAATGTAGCAAAAGTTTGTTGCCAAATTGAAGTAAATGCTTGAGCATTTGTATATGTAACCGCAGTTAAATCTTGTAAGTTATCTTGCAACCTTTTAATCATATTGGCATAAGCGGTTATTTGTTCCGTATCCCAAGTTGCTGCTTGTAATTGTTGTATTCTTTCTATTTCTTGTTGGTATCTTTGTAGTTCTCCTGCTGGAGGTGCTTTTAACGCATCTTCTAAAGCAGTTTTTTTACCACCTAATTTAACTAACTGTGCGTTTATTTCTTCTAATCTTTTACTTGAAATAGGTAATTTAGATGCTTCATCATTTAACGCAGCAATTTGCGCACTTATACCTATTAATGAATTAGGGTCTACACTTTCAGCATAAAATTTGAGTTGTTTTAATTGCTCAACTAACTTATCAAGTTCTACTTGTTTAGTTATTAATTGTTGTCCTTTAGGTATTAAACTTAATTCAGTTTGAACTTTTTTAATTTCATCAGATAAACCCTTAATTGTATTTAAATTATTAGGAGAAATTATTTCCCCATCACCAGGTTTAATTAATGAACTTATTTTTTTTAATGTAATTGCAAGTGAATCATATTGTTTATTAAGGTTTGTAACTACTTTAGAATTTTCCCCATAAACTGCACGAGCTAAATTCATTAAATGAATATTCTCATCCATTACCGCATTTACTTGACCTTGTTGTAATATTAATCCTTTTTGGTCAGGTGCAATAGGTGTTGAATTAATTTTTTTTACTGAATCTAAATAAGGTTGAAATTTATCTTTAAGTTCAAGAGAATCTAACGACTCAAATCCATTTATCATAGACCTGATACCACCAGCAATCATTTCAAATCCTTTTATAACTCTATTACTTGTAAAATCAAGTAAAAATTTATAAAATCTTCCTAAATTACCATTGTCTACTACTTCAGTAAATGTATTATTTAATCTTTCAACACTTGCTTGTAATGAATCTACCTTACCAACTATTTTATCTCCGTAAGCAATATCTAATTGACCTGCTAATTTCACAACCGCAGCAGTAGTTACTTGACCTTGCTCAAGCATTTTATTTAATGCCTTTGTACTTACTCCTAATCCAGCAGCCATTAAAGCTACCGCACCAGGTAATCTTTCGCCTAATTGTTGTCTTAATTCTTCAGCAGATACTTGACCTTTTGAGAACATTTGAGCCAAAGCATTTAAAGTTCCTTTTACATCTTCAGAAGATAGTTTTAAAACTGCTGCTGCTTTTGTAACTGAATTAAATATTTTATCAGTATCGCCTAAAGTTTGATTTGAAGATATTGCTGCTGCTGCGAAACTCTTATAAGAAGTAGCAAGGTCTAAAAAGTTTAAACCTAAATAATCAGCAGTTTGAGAAATTTCTTTTAATTTTGCATCGGCTAATTCAGTAGAACCTAAAACCGCAGTTAAAGAAGATTTAACGGCATCTAATCTTAAAGCCTGGTTGAATGACCTACCTACTGCTTGTGTTGCAGCTTGAAGTCCTATATAACCTACTATTAGATTCTTTACAGAACCTAAAAGCTGATTCATTGGATTAATAGGTTGTTTTAAGGTATCAGAGGCGGTTTGAGTGAATTTAGAAATTGCATCAGTAGCCTGTTGTAATTGTGTTTTAAAACCTTGTATCTCTGCTCGTAGTTGGACTACTATTTCTTCATTAGCCATTGTTTACCTTTTTAAGTAATTCTTCCTTTTCTTCTTTAGTTGGTAGTTTTGCTGGTTTCTTTTGAAGAATCCTATACTTGTCAATCCACAATGGTATAATGTCTTTCGGTTTCTTTTGGTTTTTCTTTTCTACTTGAGTGTTTAAAATGTAACTCATTAACACCCTTGTTCTATCCCATTCGTTTGCTTCCTTTGTAGAAATATGAATAACATACCTTATGTAATCCATAAGAGTCATTTCCCAAAATTCACTTGGCTTTAAACCTAAATTAGTAACTGCGTTATCTAATAAGTTCTCCCAAGTTAGCTTTTTTTTTCGCCATTAGAATCCTCTGCACTCATTGCTTTCATAGCATCAACCATTTGTTCGGTCATCACTACTACACAAGCCATAAACTCTCTAATAACCTTTAATTGGTCTACATAGTTAATAGAATCAGCCCAAGATTGAACATCTTCAATAGTGAAATCTACTACTTTTTTATTCGCTCTACAAGCACCAAACAAACCACAGTAAACTATATCAGCTATCATATCAAGCTGGGTATAATTATCTGTGATTTCTTTGATTGTACCTATATCTGCACCTGTAACTTTAGTGTATTGCTCTAAAGAGTAATTACCAAATTTCAATTGCTTCACTTCTCCATTGAGAGTAACTTCTATTATTCCTGTCATAGTTTGTTTGTTTTAATTATGCAAATGTTAATGCGCCTGTTCCTGTTATTTCAATAGTATAAGTAGCAACATCTTCCATTGGACCAGATACTTCAAAAGAAGAAATGTAACCACTTTGAGAAAATGTACTAATGCTATTTGTAAACTTAACAGATAATAATGTTCTATTGTTATAAGCATTAAAAATTTCAGTAAGGTCATATTTAGAAGGCGATGAACCATCTGTAAAATCTGCTAATCCTTCTCCTGAATAAGTTACATCTCTTAAGCCTGGCATTACTGATTTCCATCCACCACTTTCTTTAGAAGTAGTATCGAATAAATCTGCATTTGCAGACATAGTACAATTTGTTAATTGCACCAAAGTTTGTTCTGAACCCGAAGTACCTAATTTAAGTAATTGAGCCGTTCCGTTGTAAATTGCCATATTATTATTTTTTAATTGTTAATTAATCTGTTATTTCAAATGTTCCTGTAAATGATACGGTATAAGTTACCACATCTTCCATAGGAGCGTTAATTTCTATACTTGCAACATAAGCCAATCCAATATAATAGCCTAAAGGTATTACAGAATTTACTATTCCAATATTGATAGGTGTTTTAGCATCGTAAGCAGCAAATAAAGTAGTTATACCTAAATCAGCTACTCCTTCATCAAAGTTTACTAAAGCATCAGCAGTAAAGGAGAAATCTCTCAAGCCTGGTAATGAAACTGAATAACCGCCATCTTGCTTACAAGTAGCATCTATCATAGCATCATTCATTGTAATAGTTACATTTGTTTGACACATTAACGGAAAATTCGTATCTGCATCGTAAATTAATATATCCGAACCGTTTAATACGCTCATATGCCCTGTTGTATTTTAAATGTAAATCTTATTAATCTTCTCACTAAAACTCCTGTATCTACCAATTGTTCAAGTGTATTTGTACTCTCCATTAGTGTTCTGATTACATACCAATCAGGTAATAAATCTAAATACCCATCTTGCCTTGTTCTAACTAACTCTATCACTTCGTTTGATATTCTATCTGATAGTAATTTACCACCAAAACTATTGTCAAACCTTGTACCCACTTCAATTAAAACGCTCACTTCTTGACCGTATGATTGTTTACTACCTTCTAATATTTCCGTAGAAAAAAAAGTAGAAAGTAAAATATATGGTTCAGTCGCTGCTGCTAATACTGATGCCGAATCAAATACTGGAACTTCTTGTAGGTCTATAACGATTGCACCGCTTAACCTCTCATAGAGTTTCTTTCTAATTAGTTCTCCGACATCTTTCATTCCACAAATTTACGATTTATTTACTAATCTTTTTAGCAATTTTTCTTATATCGTTTAAAAATATTTTTTTATAGAAAACAAATGCTGGAATTAAGAAAGGTTGAGGGTCTGCATTTCTTCCTGGTCCTTTAATAAATTGTGAAGCATATTGAACAAAACTTGGGTCTGTTGCAAATCCTGAACCTGTACCAAATTCCACATAAGGTGCATAAGGTGCTAATAAACCACCAAAATAAACTCTACCTATATATGGATTAGTTTTTGTATCAAGATTACCACTATCCCTTAAACTTCCTGTATCAACAGGTGCAGACCTAACCGCTAAATCTAACAAGTTTTGTGCATTTCTTTGGATAGCCGACCTTACTTCTAAATCAGTTTGCCTTGAAACCATTTTTAGCTTTTTTAAAACCCTTGAAGTACCTACTATTTTAGCCATTATGTTACAATAAACTTGTTATCTTCAGTCATTAAGAACTCGTAGAATTCGGTAATTAAGAAAGCAGTAGGGTCAATTAATCTACCTAAAGTAGTCATTATAACTATTTCTTTTTTTCTTTCATCCGTTACCTGGAATGCTTTAATAATGTACTCGCCACTATTATAAACAATCTTATTGATTTGAGATAAATTAGGATAGTCATCATAACGAATAGTAAACTCGTAGATATTGTCTAAAGATATTTTACCATCTTCAAGATTTCTAAAGCCTTGTTTTGCTCTAATCTTTGCCCAAACTACCTTTTGGTCTACAAATGTACCAAAGTAACCACCTGTACCATCTGAACCAGTCTGTAAAGTTTGAATTGCGATTTGATTTCTTAAAACTCCTGCCTTCATTAGATACCAAATAAAGTGTTTCTACAATATGGTTGTGCTTGTCTTTTAGCATCCGAACTTAACTCATACGCTTGGTCATAAATAGAGTAATTTTCCCTATTCTCGTAGTCAGTAGACACTTGTTTTAAAATGGCTAATTTTAAGCCTTTAGGACAGACTGCAAAGCCTGCCTCGTACTCTATTGTCAAACCTACGGTAGAATAAGCCTCAAGCATCTTATATTGCAATCCACGAGCAGTATATTCCAAAGCTACATCTTCATCATTCACAACCGAATCAATAAAGGTAACTGGCCCGTAAGGAATCTCCTGTGGAATGTGAAAGTAAAACCAATACGCTCTTAAAGTTTTTTCGCCTAAAGATAGTCCTGTAAACTTCTCTATTCGTTCCCTTGCAGAAGTTATAAGTTCTTCTATTAGGTCGTTCTCCGATTCTGAAGAAATTCTCATATAGTCTTTAGCCTCTTGCAAGGTAACTGGCTCTACTGCAAGGTCTGTAACCACCTCCAATTGAAATTCGCTGTTAATCATTATTCTGCTTTTTCTAAACCTAATTCGTTAATCACAATATCAGAAACATAACTATTGTCAGTTCCCCAATTTGCAAATTGCTCTTCTGTTAAACTTAAATTACCTTCAGCTAATAACTTACCTTCGGCATCACATAACTTATAATAAGTTGAGCAAGTAACCGCTTGAACATCAAAAGGTAATATTAATACATCAATTTGAGTAATAGTGCCTAAAACACCTGCATTACTCGGCTTTAATTGAATCATCTTTTTTTTCTACTAAATTTAAAACTTCTTTTAATTGAAATAATGCTTGTGCAATCGTTGCCGATTCATCTAAATTAAAGCATCCTTTTGTGTTTGCTATATTAAGTCCTTGACCTAAGATAGAATATATTTGTTCGTTGTTCATTTTCAAATCTACTAAACTATTTTTAAAGTTCCGCCATCTGACCAAATATCTCCTGCACTTAATCCAGTTGCTGAAGTTGGTATATTAGAAATATTTATTACACCACTTGATTTAATACGCATATATTCGGTAGTACCATAAAATATAAACCCTTTTGATGCGGTTGTAGCTAAATTTAATGCTTGAAAATAAACATTATTTGTATCTAATTCGCCAAAGTTTAATAAAGTGTTATCTCCTTTTATTTGTTGTAAACCTGCAACTTGTAACTTAAATCCAGTATCTGTGGTTGTGCCGATTAGGACATTACCATTCGATTTGATACGCATTAATTCACTATCTGCAGAATTAGCCCACATAAACTCTGCAATTGCGGGTGATGCTTGTTTTGCTCTAAATATCATACCCCATCCTGCATCAGAATAAATAGAACCAGTAGCGTAATTACCACCACTCCCAATAGTTAAACTACCACCTGCCGTTACGCTTGAACTGAATGTTGCTGCACCACTTGAAGCGATTGAAAATTTAGGAGTCGTAGTAGCACCACCCGCTATTGCAAAAGTTCCTGCCGCTCCACCTGACCCAGTTCCGTCTCCGATAAACCAATTTGCACCACCACTTGCTGAATTTGATAGTCTTATAGCATCATTTGCTCCAGAATTATAATTTATATTAAATGAAACACCTGATTGAACTGCTCCTATACCAACGCTTGAAGCAAATGTTGCTGCACCACTTTCTGCAATAGTTAATTTAACACTTTCAGCACCTTGCGTTCTAAATTGAATACCATCATATCCATTTATGTTAGCCGTTCCAGTTGCTCCTAAATCTAATGTTTTTGAAAAATAAACTACTTCAGCAGCATCAGATGTTCTTGACATCGCAACTTTGTCGCCATAGATTTTAGTGTTTTGATTTGCAGTTCCTGTGTTAATTAAAGTTGAAACACCTATACTAATTAAACTACCACTATCTTGAATACTTGAATTCCCTAAAGCACTTGCTCCTGTAAACTTTGGTAAGTAATTAGTAGTTCCTGTGCCTGTGATAGGATTTGTTAAAGCGTTTTGCTTGTTATTAAATGTAGTCCAATCAGCACTACTTAAAGCACCTCTATTTGTTGCCGAAGCCGTAGGTAAGTTAAAAGTATGCGTAGAAGTAGCAGAAGAAATACCGAAGTCAGTTCCACTTGTACCTACTGCAAAAGTTTGCGTTAAAGCAGTTAATCCGTTTAAAGAAGTTATACCTGTGTCGGTATCAGCGTAGTTAGGAATATTTAAAACTCCTGTTGATGAATTGTAAGTTGCTGCGCCTGAAGTACCACTTGTAGTTAAAGAAATAGCACCTCTTGCTCTTGCATTTGTAAAGTAAAGGTTAGTACCTTCAGTTAAATCAGTTGTTGTTTTACCTGCAAAAGCAGAATTAAAACGAGCAGCAGTATAATATAAATTAGTACCCTCTGAAATATTAGTTGTGCTTCCTGCTACTTTAGTCCATAAACCTGTCGAAGTTACAAATTGTAATATATCGCCATTAGAAGGATTTTGAGCAGAAACATTATGCAACTCATCCATTTCGTAGCCGTTTTGAATGTTTACTTCAATCTGACCTAAAGTTGGATGTGAACGAGTAACGATACCCACATAAACTAAATGCGCAGGAGCGTATTGTTTAGTAGAAGTGAAAGCACCAGCAGTTGTAGAAGATAAATATAATTGGTCTCCTTCGTTAAATGCAGAAGTATCAACACCTGTTAAATCCCCAACAACAACCACATAACCGTTAGCGTTATTAGCAATATCCTCTTGAATGAATCCAAAAGTCTGCGCAGAAGTAGAATCGCCTGTTGCAATAGCTTTAGATACCGTTGGCTTATTACCTGTTGCACCACTAATGTAAACAATTGTTCCTTTAGTTAAAGTTGCACCTGTGTTGTTTCTTATTTCTCTTATTAAAGTTCCGTTAACCCAAGTAGCAGTAATTGTTCCCGCATCTTGTTGAGTTAAGGTTAAAGTATTTGTACCACTACCTGTTACGGCAGCAGAATTGATTTTATCGTTATAAGCAGTATTCCAATTAGTAGAATTATCAGTTAAATAAGAAATAGTACCTGCCGTAGATTTAACAATTCCTGTACCACTTAAAGTAGCTTGGAAATCAGCCGAAGATAAACCATCTAATAAATCAGCGTTTAAGTTAGTTACTTTAGTAGTCGAAGCAACCGAAAAAGGAGCAGTACCAGTAGCAACCGAAGATGCTAATTGAGAAGTAAAGGTCTTAATACCAGCGATAGTTTGTGCGCCTGTTAATAAAACTGAATTACCTTGTGTGTAACTTCGTAGAATTGCAGCAGTAACTTTTTTAGTAACCGCATTATCCACTATTGGTAATACATCCGCATCTTCTACCGTTAATAATGGATTTAATTCTGATATTTTAATATTAGCCATATTATTTCTTCTTTATTTTGCCCTTAAACTCTTTTGTAACGCCATCTTTGATTATTTCGGTAAAGTAGCCAACCTTTATAAATTCTTTCATCTTATCGCTTAAAACAAGGTCGTAGTAGTTACCTCTGTTATACTTCCTACCGTTATGTGATATATTGACTGTGCATTTATACATAATACAAAGTTACTAATATTTTTAGCAATTTTCATATTTCCATACAAATCCTCTGCCTTGTTTACACTTGCCCCTACATACATCTCCAATTAAACTATCAGACATTCCAACCTTTCGAGCAGCTTCTTTTATTCCAAAGTATTTAGCTATAAAATTACCTTGTAAATCGTATTGTAATACAGGCTTTGACTTTTTGGCTTTAGTTTCATCAGAAACGATTACTCCTAATTTAGACTTTCTTATACTTTCGCAGTGTTCTTTAGACCTAACTTTACCTGTAAGAGATTGAGATATTTTTTTCTTACTTTCCTCTGAATGTGTTTTACCTAACATAGTTGGCATCACTTCTTTATTTCTATTTGCTATACTTAAATTTAATCGGTGTTCAGGTGTCATATTCCTTTTATAATGCACCATTTTAGCAATAGATTCTGCACTCATTTTACCTGACTTATCATTTGTTTTAGTGTATCGTAGGTTTAAACCATTTTCAATACAATCAAACAATTCTTGGTAGTATCTTTCTTTAGTATTTAAGTCTTCTATTGAACATTCTAAAACGATTTCAAATAAATGATTTTCTACTCCATATTTAATAAAAGAACGGTTAAGTCTTATTTGACCTTTAGATGAATTTAAATTACTCTTATACCTGGCTAATCTTCTTTCTAAATTAATAGACTGCCCTATATAAATATTGTTACTTGGAGATGTGATTTTGTAGATACCAATCATATAACAAATATAACAAAAAAAGGGTAGATACAATTAAGCACCTACCCTCTCTTATTTTTAATTTTAGCTTATAGCAAATGTGAATTAAACATTTCCTAAATCTGCGTAAATTGCTGCTGTAGGCAACATTAAATTTATCGCTTCGTAGCATTCGATTCTGGCCGTAACCAAATTTTGTACGAAATTTGAACCATTCTCATAAGAGAAAGTTACATTTAATCCTTCTACTTCAACTCTTTCGATATAGTCTCTATCAAAGATTAATACTTTGTCATCAGTTACCCAAGAAGCCTCGAATACTGGAGTACCAAAGATAGTTAAACCACCAACACCATTAAGAACAACCGCACCAGCACCTGCATAATAACCTTTGTTGTAAGTACCAATAATTAATCTTGCCATTTGAGCAGGAGAAACTAAAGCGTAAGAAGCATTAAAGTTTGCAGTCTTTTGGTTACCGATTAATTGAATGATTTCCTCAACATCATCAGTAGCAGTTTTGGTTGTTGAACCAGTAGCAGCACCTGAAACAGTACCGAAGAAAGAAGCATTTTCAGCCTTAAAGAAATCTCTTAACATCATACGAGTCAAAGTTTGCTCGATAAATGGTAATGACTTCATCATTTGCTTTGAGAAAGTTGCGAAACCAGCGATATAAGCATTAACTGTTTTTACTTCAGTTAAGTCGTAATCAATTTGTCCTTTGTCTGCACCTTCAGTTTGTGCAGTGATAGCACCTTCTGAACCACTTTCTTTGTAAGTTACAAAAGTACCAGTCGCAGATTGTACAGTAGAAACTAAATCTCTAAAGTTTAATTTTTGAGCAGGTAAAATTGCTTGATTAGGATTGTAAGTAGCTACTGAATCTCCTGTTAAGTTAGAAGACAATAACATATTACCTACCGCTTTTAAATTCATAGTGAATGAACCACCTGAAGACTTTAATTCTTTTTCAGCGATTGCCATATTAGAATCTAATTGTTCAGCGATTTGCTCACCGATTGATTTGGTAGAAACTTTAGCTGCACTCTTACGAGATACTTCTTCAGCTTGTCTATCCATTTCATCTTTTACTGCTTTGATTTCAGCCTTAACTGAATCAATACTTTTTTCTACCATCGTAGATACTTCATTCTTTACGCTTAATAAAGCGTTTGCATTTGCATCAAACTTTGCGTTGATGTCATTTGCTAAATTTTTAATTTCTTCCATCTTTTTAAAGATTTAATAGGTTTCTAAATTGTTTTATTTCTTGTATCTTATTGTC